CCGGGTATGGGGACCGGTCCAGAGAGTCAATGCAGCGCGCAATGCAGGGCGTTCGACAGACAACGCAGGCCGGACTTCGCGCTGAACTAAACCGTCTTCAAATGACGGGCGCCGTCTCCCCTGATACAGCCATACAAGCTTTCGGTGAGGCGGATGAGCGCGCTTCTGAGGTTGAGGCCCAGCAACTGGGAGCGCTTGCCGCTCAGATCCGAGATAAAATAAGTAGCGAAGGCCAACGAAGAGTGGCCGCGCTTACCGGCGCTCAAGTAGCTACGCCGATCCAAGATGAAGTTGAAATGCAAATGGTTACCCAAGTGCTACCGGGTATCATTCAAGATGTCGGGGAGGGTAGACTCTAATGGCGCAGCCTACCGCAGAAGAAGCACTAGCAATAGCTCAGGCCCTTAACACGGTGACTGCGGCAGACCCCAAGGTTGTCGCAGCGATTCAAAAGCGTCTTGCTACAACAGCCAGACTGCCCGCAGATTTTAACGCTGAAGAGTTTGACGCCGACGAAGGCGATGATTTTGAGATGGCCGCTCCGCGCACCGACCTCGCGGCTCAAACTGCAGCCGCACCTGTAACCTCCACGGATTTTTTAGATAATCTCCAGCCGGTGGTTTCAGCCGAGGACATGGACATCGCCCCTACTGTCGGTCTTGACGCGGATACAATGCGTCGAGTTCAGCGGATGAATCCCACAAAACTTAAGGAATACATCCAGAACGCTCGGAGCGCGTTGACACCCGAGCAACTTAAACAGCTTACCGATGCTTATTACGACAAGGCTATAGAAAAAAGCATACGGCGAGCCCGCACTGCCCGTGTAGGGGAAGTAGTTTCTGACGTTATTGGTCGTTCAGCCAGCAGATTCCGGGGCAGAGAACCGGGCGCAACTAAGAAGGAGCAGCGACTTGCTCAAGATGCCGCCCAACGAAAAAAGGCCGAGGAAGATCTCGCGAAAGACCCCCTCGCCGCACAAAAAGAACGGGGCGCGCTGCTTCAAGAGTTTTTGTCTGACGTTAGTGCAAAAGCAGGCAGCGCACTCGGGGCGTCTGATGACCCTGCCATTGCAGCCGCACAAGAGCGCGTCAAGCTTGCGAACAAGATGCTCGACTACATGAAGACCGGAAACACCGGTAAGAGTGAACGCGAAAACGCGAAGAAGGTTGCGGGAAGTTTTTTGGTAAGCGTTTCTCGTGGCACAGACAGTACCGCCGCATTGAACAAGGCTCTTCAAAGCATGAAAACGCTCGAAGGCTTAGACATGTTGGCGGAAGAGATTAACCTGCAAAGACGAAACATGCGGGCCGTAAGCCCCGCCGAAGCGAAAAAAGCACGGGCTGCGGCGAAGGCTAGCGGTAATCCGTCAGAAACCGGCGCCTTTACTGCCGCTGACATTACAGCAGTTGATAAAGCGATGGACCCCGGAGGGATCGTTGCAAAAAACCGGGCCGTAAGGGCGCAAGACCCGAACTTCCCTAAGAGCATCGAGGGCTTTACACCAGAGCAGATGCGCATCCTAAAAGAAGGCGATTACAATCTAGCTCTCCGTGAAGCAAAGCAGGCTTTGACAGACCTCGAATCGTTCCCCGGCATGGAAGAGATGATGCTGACCATCGCGAGGCAATCTGCGCCAGAAGCGACTAGCGTTGCGGAAGCATTCGACATAGTTACCGGCATGACTGCTGAACAGGCTCAGGCGCAAGACGCCTTGGTGCAAAGCGACCAAGAGAGAGCGATGGATTACATCAGCAGTACCGGAAGACACGATTTGCTTACGAGCGATAAATCCATGCGAAGGCTTATGGACAACACCGGGCTCACAAAGAAAGAGCTTCCGTTTTACATCAAGAACATATACAAGCAGCGCCGCGAGAGAGCGGCTCTACCGGGGAGCACTGAGGTGCCGAACACGCCCTACCTAAAGGCCAAAGCCGCAGAGGCCGTTGAAGAAGAGGAACGCGCCCTGCAAAGTGTGAGGGGCTTGGTTGCTTCACGACCGTCTCCTCTACGGGCCGAAACACCCGGCGGCACTGCAAAGACTGCGTTTATGAACTCTGCAGAAGTCGATCAAAAAGACGAAGATATAGTATAGGGAGCAACCATGCCGCTTACAGGCAAACAAGTGCAGGGGATTATTAGGACTCACAAGTCCAAGTCCCGCAACGAACGAAGAGACTGGGACCGATGGCGCTCGTGGTACATGTCCGAGTATTGGCGCCAAGAAAGCGCGGGACCGACAGGCTCGCAAGAAGTGGGGACTGGAGGGTCTGAAGACGTCAACTTTGAGACCAACTACCCTTATGCTTTTATTGACACCATGATTGCGAACGTGTGTCCTCAGAACCCGCAAGTCACGGTTACCGCTCGTCGTGAAAAGCTAAGAGGAGCCGCAAAGTTTCGTGAGGCTTTGATTAACGACACTTTTCGCCGCAATGACTTTCACTCTTTGCTATGGAAAGCCGCGACAAGCACCTCCATTTGCGGGCGCTCTTTTATGAAGGTGGTCTGGAACTTTCGAAAGAACACTCCGGAGATTTTTTCTGTAGACCCCCGCTACATTTTTTTCGACATGTCCGCCGCAAAGTTTCGCGACATCCGCTACTTGGTCGAGGTTACCGTTTTAACTAAGGCCGAGTTTAAAAGTCGGACAAAAAGAAAAGGGCGGAAAGGCGCCACCTACAATGTCAAGGTTGCGGACAAGGCTTCTTTCGGAGGATTTCCTGCGTTCCTTAAAGACCACGCTCGGAATAAAAGTCACGTCAACGAGGCGTCACGAGATGTGTACCAGTGGGTCACGGTATACGAGGTCTACGATTTTCAAGGCGAAGGCAGGTACTACCACTTCCTTGAGGATATGGAAGAGCCTCTCTTTGAGGGAGAGCTTCCGTTTCGGTACATCCGCAATCCCTTTATTCCCATGACGTTCAATGAGAATATGACGGACCTCGGCGGACTATCCGATGTTAAGCTTGTGCAGTCTCTTCAGGAAAGACTCAACGAAATCGACACGTTGGAGTTGTGGCACGCCCATACCTCAACGCCTGTCATGTTGGTCAATACCGCGCTGGCTGACAATCCTGAAGGGATCATGACTGCGCTTCAAGACGCCAATCAACCGGGTACACTGGTATCCATTCAGGGAAAAGCAAATGCGCCTTTAGGAGATATTATTGGGCAAACCCCCGTTCCTTCGTTCTCCCCCGCGTTTCCCGATATGCGCTCGCGATGCAATCAAGTCATTGAGTTTATCCTCGGCATCCCTCAGTATAGTCGGGGGGTTGTGGGTGTGGCGGACGTTGCTACGGAGGTCGCGCTTGCCGACACTGCGACCCGAACAAGAAACGGACGAAGAATAAAGCAGATCGAGGATGTGGTTAACGCTGCAGCCGAGAGGATCATCGGGCTTTACGAAGAGTTTCTCGACCCTAATACTCAGCTTCCTATTCGCTTGACCGGGAGCAAAGAGGTTTTAAAGGCGTCCCGCGAGAGCCTGATGCTCCGCCCCGAGCGCGACCCCTTGGAAGACCCTCTGGACTTTGATTACGATGCGCTGCCCTACTCACCCACCGAGAACCACAAGCTTATTCAACTGCAAAAGTTTCAGCAGTATCTTCCGTTGTTAATGGAAGCTCCGAACGTAAACAAGGAAAAGCTTGTCCTTAAACTTCTCGATCTTCTAGGCATGCAAGACTTGGCGGAAGATACGCCGCAAGCGCCTCCTCAACCCCCCGGAGGAATGCCCGGAGCGGCACCGCCAATGCCTCCCGGAATGCTCCCCGGAATGCCTCCAGCAGGAATGCAGCCTCCGGCAGTTGACAGTGCTGCAGGCGGGGGGTTACCTCAAGGCACAGAGGCGCCACCGCAAATCCCACTTCCAGCCGGTGGTCCCGGCCTTCCCACTTAATAGGAGAACAGCATGGCCCGCATGACTGAAGAAGAGCAAGAAGAAGAGTACAGCAAGTCTAAACCCTTTAGCCGTGAAGGCCGCATGCGCGCATCCAAAGTCGCCTTGGGCATGATTAAGGGCCAGCCACAAAGCGTTCGCAAGAAGCATCAAGAAAGCCACGCAACAAGACAAGAGGCAGGCAAAGCAAAGGTGGAGACCGCCAAGGCAACGAAGGCGGCAGAGAAGGCTGCGGAAAGGCCCCCCAGCAAACCCCCTCTCAAACCCCCTCCCAAGGGTAAGAAGTAGTGCGCGTCCCCGTCAAGAAAATCCTTGACATTGTAGGCTCTGTTCTTCGTCTTGTGGTTCCACTGGTCCGCAAGAAGAAGGGCAAGTCTAAGGGGGACTAGTGTACCGACAAATGCGTGAAGAGGCTGCAGCGGAAGCGCTTAAAACCGCCCACACCGACATGTCCAACTTGTCTAAAGAACATCGGGATAAACTGATGAAGCACGCTGCCCACCATTCTCCGAAACACATCAACTTAATGGTTCGTCATATGCGTGGCGGGGAGTCGTTTGATTCTGCTCACGACTTGGCGATGCGGGAGGCTGGGGCCTGATGTATGCAGAAGCGCGAAAAAAGAAAATCAAAAAGCTTTTGAAAAAAGGCAAAAAGCCAAAACAAGCCTACGCTATAGCCAAAAGCATGGAGCGCAGTGGAAAGCTTGGCCCACGCGGCGGCTACAATAGGGGTTAGCTATGCAGAGCCGTGACGACGAGGCTCTTGCCCGCAAACTAGATCTTGAACTGATGGCCGAGGGCATGAACCCTCCCGGTTTTCGGATGAAAGAGCTTATAAAAACTGTGGGGGAGCGAACTCCGCAAATCGAGCTAAACGATGACCGCCTTCGCTTTGAGCCGGAGATGCTCCTTTCCCCCGAGGACCGTAAAGAGCACAACGCCGCCGTTAAAAAGCTTGAGTATGATTTTTCACCGGACAAGCCCATAAGAATGCAGGATGAGCCGTTTTCTGAGTTTAGCCGTCGTTTGATAGACTACGCCTCCAAAAAATCTTTAAAGAGCAGGGAGTAAGTTATGCCTATGTATGATTTTAAGTGCCCGGATGGGTGTGGTTACTTTAACGACATTTTTGTTCCGCTATCGCAGCACGGCACTACGACTTGCCCCGAATGCGGGGCTTTGATGTCCACCGTTATTGGTGACGTAGCACTGATCGGGCCCATGCCTTCTAAGCCCTTGGTTGTTAATCAGGTGGGCCGGACGTTTGAGTCAGGTGCTGAATGGCGCGAGTATCAGCGCAAGAATCCTGACTGCCAGATTGTGTCGTCGGACTCCTCAGAATGGCGAAAGCATCGAGACGCTGTTGCGGAGAAAGCAGAAGCACGGGCGCGCAAGATGGGGTATCGGGATCACGCTGACAGAAAAGCCAAGCGTAAAAAAGAAAAAGCTAAACGCGCTGGCAAGGTTGACAAGCAAATATATGTCCACTAAAGACATCATGAGGTGAACATGCCCGCTATGAACGATTTGTTGACTCGCATACAGGAAAGTCCTCCCCAGACGGAGATGGACTTGCGGCAACTTTTGGACGAGACGGGCTACGACCTCGTGATGAAAGAGCCTATGTCTGGCGACCCTATGAGTGAAGACCCCATGATGGAGGAAGATCCAGAAGACATGGGGCCGGAAGATGCCGAAGAAGAAATGGCCGAAGAGGGTAGCGACGAGGCGATGGATTTAATGCAGAGCTTGATGCCACCCGGCATGGGCAAGCCCCATGATAACGAGAACCCTCGAATGAAGGTTCGACGCATGACCATGGTTGCTGCTCATAAGGCTATGCCAAAGGATAAAAAGGGGAGGGAGTAATGAGTGAGGAAAATCTTGAGGCAGGGGCCGACGCTCCGGTAGCCGAGGTCGTTGACGCCTCTGTGGATACTGCTCCTGTTGATGCCACACCAGACGAGACTCCTGTCACTTCGGACCCCTCCCTTTCCGAAGACATAGAGCCTAGCGAACCGGCTCCTGCCTCTTTTCCTTCTTCGGATGAGTTTGGCTGGGACGACTGGAATGGTGAGCACGAAGCGCTGCCTGAACAAGTCCGAAGCTGGGGGCAGCGTGTAGCCGCTTATCACTCGACAAAACATCAGGCCGAACTTGCTCGTCAGAAGCAGGAGCTTCAAGAGCATCACAATCTGTATGAGGCCCTGATTGCTGGCAGAGAAGACCCGCGAGTTGAGCAGTATTCCGGGCAGATAAAAGATTGGGAGCAAAAGCACGCTGTGCTCGAAGCGAAGTATCAATCGCTTGAGAGTGACAGTAAGCGATTTATGGACAGCATCAATAAGTCTATTGAACAAGAAGCCGAGCGCTACGCTGCGGCTTTTCAGGAAGCAAATCCTGATATTTTCAATAACGGTGCATTGTCCGAAACATTTGCAGACCTGCTCGAAGAGGGCTGGGGCGTTGAGACTGCTGCGGAGGCTGCGCGGCTTCCGGAGTCTGGGCTTAACGCTGCAAGACAAGCCAAAGCGGACGGCGTTCCTGATTCGTATGCGCTCAAACTTGCGCGTGGTACGAAGATGCGGACTCCTCAGCCGAGGCCGGGTGCCAAGATCACGTCGGGGGCCACAACCCCCAGCCGCTCTCCAGAGCAGGTTGAAACGACGGATACTGGCGCAATGTCCTTGAAGGACTGGAGATCACATGTTGCGCGTAACGCCCTGAACAAAAACAAAACTAGGAGAGCCTAATGGCTATTTCCCCCGACGTACTGGCGACGGCGCTCAATGAGTTGATGCCGTCCTATAGTGAAATGTTCGTCAAGTTCCATCCCCTGATGGAGAAGGTCTTGCTGAACGGAAACATGACTCGTGACGCCCTGAAGGGACCGAAGCGAGAGTTTGCTGTCGTGACTGACGGCCCCGGTACTGTGACGCAAGTCCAGACTGGTTCTGAAGTTATCGCAGGCGGTCGTTCACAAAACGCTCACCGAGGAAACGTGGTTGCACCGCGCCTCATTTATGCGTTCGACGTCCCCGGCAAAGACTTGGCTGAGGCCAACGGCGAGATGGACCTCGCACGAATCCTCCAGCACTACCCAGAGTTGGCATTGTCTGACTTCCACGAGCGGATCTCGAATCAGCTTGGAACAGGAAACGGCAATCAGGTCGGCGGCTTCGCCACCCTGAACGGCAACGCGACCTTTAATCCAGACGGCACAGCCCGCGATGGATTCTTGCAGATGTCAGCCGCTGCGAACAAGACTGTTCACGGCCTCAACTGCGCGGGCCACGCTAGTCCTATCGAAGGCTGGAACAACCAGTACGAAGACATTAGCTCGTTTGCTGTCAACGGTCGTAGTCAAATGCGTAAGGCGTACTTCGCTGCATCGCGCCAAGGCAAGACTGCTGGTCCTGTCGATCTGATGATCGGTGACGAGTCCTCTTACCTCAACTACATCGACGACTTGGATGACCAAGTCCGCGTGGTCAAGGTTGAAGGCGACAAGGCTCCGCCTCTCATCCGTCAGGGCGTCAAGTTCCTCGACGCTGACTTCTATCTCGATGACTCCATCGACATCACCCACGGCAACTTCACAGGCACACCCGGTGCAGACGGCATCATCTACGGCCTGAAGACTGCTACTTGGCACATGTTCACTCTTGGCCACGATGCGGGCCGCGAAACGAAGGGCGACTTCGCTCTCCGTGGACCATTCCGAATCCCTGACCAAGACATCTTCCGCTACGAGTTGGTGCTCATGATGGGCCTCCATACCACGCAGCTTCGTTCGAACTTCGTCGTAACCGGCGCAGGCACCCCATAAGGAGGATCTCATGGGTTTCACAGCATCTGGTATTACTACCGCCACTGTTACTACTGACCAGCAGGCTCCTCTTGGTTTTGTTCTCACCGTCCCAGACAGTACAACGTCTGGCGACAGCGGGTACGGGATGCAGGAGTGGGTCTATGTTAAAGCTTCCGCCGAGCTGGCTAAGGGAAATGTGTGCGGTCGCGCCGTAGGTGCGATTACACAGCCCTTCGTGGTCGGCTTGAGCGTAGCCGCCGATACTCGCGCAGGCGTGGTGGGCGTTGCTCAGCATACGATTGCAAGCGGGTCATACGGATTTGTTCTTCGCTCTGGTGTAGGTAGCGTCCTCACTGACAACTCCATCACGGCAGGCTGCACCTTCACTACGGCTGCTGATGGCGAAGTAACAATCTTTGCCGATGGCGAAGAAGAGAAGGTACTTGGTCAAGCGTTCGCGACAGATGCAGGGGATCGAACTCTTGTTCTC